TTCGGCGAGTCGGGGTCGGGCAAGACCTTCGTGGCGCTGGACATCGGCATCGCCATCGGCACGGGGGTGCCCTGGCGCGGCCTGCCGGTGCGGCGGGGGCGGGTGGTGTATGTGGCGGCGGAAGGGGCGGGGGGCTTTCGCAATCGCCTGCTGGCGTATGCCCAGCATCACCGGGTGGCGCTCGATACGCTACCCATCGGGGTGATCGCCGGGGCGCCCAACCTGCTGAACAAGGACGATGCCCTGGACGTGGCGAAGTCCATCGTGCATTCGGGCGGCGCCGACGTGATCTTCATCGACACCCTGGCGCAGACCACGCCGGGGGCGAACGAGAACAGCAGCGAGGGGATGGGCAAGGCCCTGGAGCACTGCAAGGGCCTGCATCGCGCTACGAAGGCGCTGGTGATCCTGATGCACCACTCCGGCAAGGATTCATCCAAAGGCGCGCGCGGCTGGTCCGGCATCCGCGCGGCGGTGGATGCCGAGCTGGAGGTGATCCGCGACAACGAGGATCGGGCGGTGAAGGTGACCAAGCAGAAGGATGGCGAAGACGGCGCGGAGTTCGGCTTTCGGCTCGATCCCATCGTCATCGGCCTGGACGAGGACGGCGATGAGATCACCAGCTGCGTGATGGCGCATTCGGATGTCAAGGTGACACGACCGGTACGGGGGCGGAAAGAGGCCACGGGGGCCAAGCAGCGGCTGTTGCTGGCGGCCCTGGGCGATCTGGCGGGGCCGGGGGGCGAGGGCGTCGCTGTCGGCGAGCTGATCGATGCGGCGGTCGGGCAATTGCCGTTTGACGCGGCGGCGGGGAAGCGCGATCTCAGACGTCAGCACGCGCTTCAGGCTCTTGAATCCTTGATCGCGGCGGGGCAGTTGCGCAGCGAGGGCGGCAAAGTCGGTTTCGTGGTGGAGGAATGAACGTGCTACCGACGCTCACCGCTGACTATGGCGCGCACCGTGCGGGGGGCTATCGGATACACCAAAGCGATAGCATCCGGCGTGTGCCCTTCGGCAGCCAGTCGTCGGATTTCAGCGACGTCAACATCACGCACCTTCCGGCGGGCGAGGCGCATATTCCGAAAGGCTTCGCTCGGTGTCAGGCGATGCGCGGCACAGTGCTTGATGTAGAACGACTTGGATCTGAATTCCACATCCGATGCGGTGACCTTGATGTGGAACTTCTCGACGCAACCGGGGTGCCCACAAGGGGCCTCCCACACGTTCAACGTGACCATCTCCCCGCGCTTGGTGATAAAAGGTTCGGTACGCACAAGGGTGAACACCCGACCGTAACCGTTATCGTAAGTCACCATGTCCATGTCCTTTTCTCCTGTCACTCCGTACATTGTACCATGTGCCGGCGGTGTGGTGCGGCATATCCGCACAGGACAGCAGGAAAGCGCTGCACTTTTTGCACTAAAACGCACTTTTTTAGCGTCGGCGAGACGGGCGAATGTGGCGCTGGACGCGCAGGAAATTACGCGCAGACATGCACTAATGCACTTTTTCGCACTAATTCGCACTTTTTAGTGCAGGCCAATAGCCGACAGGCTGCACTTTTGGCACAAGGGTATGTTCCACATACCCGTGCAAAAAGTGCATCGGATTGGTGCGATTCCGAAAACCACCCCTCCCAGCAAAACACGGAATCCGCAGCTCGTGCGGATAACACACGGCAAACCAAAACACGCAGATTTTGCGGATTTGAAAGGAGGCAAGCGAAATGAAACCGGTGATGATCAACGAGCGCGGCCTGCGCATCGGCGAGTCCCATCCATCGGCCAAGCTGACGGATGCCGAGGTGGCGCAATTGCTGCGCGACCGTGACGGTGGGATGTCGCTTCGCAAACTCGGCCTGAAGTGGGGACTATCGAAGTCCGGCGTCAAGTCGATCGTCGATGGTCGTAGCCGCTATCAGGCCGGCAAGAGGATCTTGGCGAAGGCGACTCGCGCCGTGCCGTTCAAGCGGGTGCGCGTAACGCTGGTGATCGGGTTGCATCATCGTGCCAAGCTGCACCGCCTTGGCGGTCGGCGGTGGATCGAGATGATGATTGACAAGGAGAGGGGACGTGCACCTGAGTGATCGAGAGAAGCGAGTAACGACGCGGTTTTCCAGTCGGTCGGTGCGACTGAAATGATGTGCACGGTGCGACTTTTTCATGAGCACGACTAGTCCCGCGAAGAAGAAAGTGGGCCGACCGAGGGTTTATACCAAAGCGCTGGCCGCAGAGATTTGCAAGCGCCTCGCCTCGGGCGAAACGCTGCGCGCGATCTGTCGCGACGAGGGGATGCCGAGCCGGCCAACCGTGCATGGCTGGATCATTGATGATGTTCAAGGGTTTTCTGCCCAATACACGCGGGCGCGTGAGCTCGGGTACGATGAGATGGCCGACGAGACCATTACCATCGCCGATACGCCCACGGAAGGCGTGCGAATCGAAAAGGACGGCGATGGAACCAAGGAGGTTCGCGAGGACATGCTGGGCCACCGCAAGCTGCGCGTGGATACCCGCAAGTGGCTGCTGTCGAAGCTGGCGCCGAGGAAGTACGGCGACAATCGTTCCATCGATCTGACCGTGAAGGATTCGCTCGCCGAGCGTCTGGCTCGCGCCCGCGCCCGCGACGGGAAATAGGGCCGCTGCATGTCGTCCGTCATCGACGACGAACTGATAGCGCTCGCCGCCGAGTGCTCCACGGATCCGGAGCGCTGGGTCCGCATGGCCTACGATTGGGGCAATGGCTCGCTTGCGGCGCATGCAGGCCCGCGCGCCTGGCAGAGCGACATCTTCCGCGGCATCCGCGACCATCTGTCGAATCCAGCGACGCGGTACCAGCCGCTGATGGTGGCGGTGGCTTCCGGGCACGGCATCGGCAAGTCGGCGGAAATCGGCATGATCGTGAACTGGGCGTTGTCGACCTGCGAGGACTGCAAGGTCGTGATCACCGCGAACACCGATACCCAGTTGCGCACCAAGACATCTCCGGAGGTAGGGAAGTGGCAGCGCATGTCGCTGACCGCGCACTGGTTCGATGTGCAGTCCACCAGCATTGCCGCGCGCGACGGCGATCACGCGAAGAACTGGCGCGCCGACTTCGTTCCTTGGTCGGAACACAACACCGAGGCCTTCGCCGGGCTGCACAACAAGGGCAAGCGCATTGTCCTGATCTTCGACGAAGCGTCGGCCATTGCCGACAAGGTGTGGGAGGTCGCGGAAGGCGCGCTGACCGACGAAGATACGGAGATCATCTGGATCGCGTTCGGCAACCCGACGCGCAACACCGGGCGATTCCGCGAGTGCTTTCGACGGTTCAAGCATCGGTGGCTGGGTCGGCAGATCGATAGCCGCACGGTAGAGGGCACCAACAAGACGCAGATCGCCAAATGGGCCGAGGACTATGGCGAGGAGTCGGACTTCTTCAAGATCCGCGTGCGCGGTTTGTTCCCCGCGATGTCGGCACGTCAGTTCATTGGCGAGGCGGATGTCACGGCGTCGTATGGGCGCGTGCTGCGGCCGGAGCAATACGGCTTTGCGCCGAAGATTCTGACCGTAGATCCCGCATGGGAAGGCGACGATGAATTCGTAATCGGTCTGCGGCAAGGGCTGGCGTTCCGCATCCTGCACCGCATGGCCAAGAACGATAACGATCTGGTCGCCGCGCAGATCGTCGCGCGATTCGAGGACGATGAGCAGGCGGACGCGGTGTTCGTCGATGCCGGTTACGGTACCGGCATCGTGTCCGCTGGTCAGGGGATGGGGAGAAGCTGGGTACTGGTCTGGTTTGCCGGTGAGTCGATGGACATGGGCTGCCTCAACAAGCGCGCGGAGATGTGGAAGGCGGCGCGCGACTGGCTAAAGAGCGGCGGCGCGATCCCTGCCGACCCGACCTTGCGCGACGAGCTACAGGCGCCCGAGACGGTCCCGCGTCTCGATGGCAAGATCCAGATCGAATCGAAGAAGGACATGAAGGCGCGCGGCATCCCGTCGCCAAATCGGGCCGATGCGCTGGTGTTGTCGTTTGCCTTCCCGGTGGTCAAGCGCGATCCGCTTGACGCCCTGCGGAACCGTCGAAGGCGCGGCGACTACGACCCCTACGCCTAGCCGGGTGCACGTACCGTGGGCGTGGCCCCATAGGCTGCGCGAATGGAACCCGTCATCCGTGCCGCCTCCGTCGCCGAAATCTTTGATTCGCCCCTGATCGTCGCCCTTGGCGACGAGTACCGGGACGAGGCCTTGCGCAATCCCGACCTCATGGGCGCGCTGCCCGATCGCGACGCCTATGCGCGCCTGGTGGATGCCGGCATGTTGCACGTGCTCGGCGTCTTCGTTGGCGTCGATCTGGTCGGGATTTGCACGGTGCTGGTAACGCCCGTGCTGCACTTTGGCGGCAAGCTGATCGCTACCACCGAAACCTTGTTCGTGGCCCGCGCGCACCGTGCCGGCGGTGTCGGCGTCAAGCTGCTGCGCGCGGCGGAGGCGGCCGCCATCGAGGCCGGGGCGGGCGGCCTGTACGTGACCGCGCCGAGCGGCGGGCGGCTGGAGCGCCTGATGCCACACGCCGGTTACCGCGAAACGAACCGCGTGTTTTATAGGAGCCTGGCGTGAACGCGATAGCCGCGGCGTCGGCGCGCTTCCCGGCCATGACGCCGGCTGCCGTTGAACAGGTGCGGGCGCTGGAGTCGCAGATGCGGGAAGGGCCGCAGGCCGAGTTGCACACCGCGCATCTGATCCACGGTGGCATGTACGCGCGGACGATCCATATCCCCGCCAGTGCCGTGCTGACCGGCGCGCTGATCACGCGGGCGACCGTGCTGATCGTCAATGGCGCGTGCTCGGTGTTCGTCGGCGGCGAGACGCTGGAATTGCGCGGCTACCACGTGATCCCGGCCAGCGCCGGGCGCAAGCAGGCATTCATCGCTCACGCCGATACCGATCTGACGATGTTGTTTCCGACCCGGGCGACCTGTGTCGCCGATGCCGAGGCGGAATTTACCGACGAAGCGCATTTGCTCCTGTCTCGGGAGAACCCGAGCGGGAATTCAATCATCATCACGGGAGAATGAGCATGTCAGGTGTAACCGCCGCGGGTGTCATGGCCGCCGCCGCTGTCGCTGGCGCTGTCGCGACCATCCACAACGGCCAGCAACAGAAGAAAGCCGCCGATTCCGCGTCGCAACAGGCACAGGCCAATGCGCTGAAGCAGGAGAGGGCCGCCGACGAGGCCACCAACCGCGCCAACCAGAAACGCGCCGATCCCGCTGCGGCACTCGCGGCGGCGTCGCAAGCCGGCAAGGCGGGCGTTGGCGGGACGATGCTCACCGGGCCGCAAGGCGTGGACCCGGCGGCGCTGACTCTGGGCAAGAACACCCTGCTCGGTTCGTAAGATGACGCCAGAGCGCAAGGAACTGCTGCAACGCTGGGAAGCGCTCAAGTCCGAGCGCTCGAGCTGGATCGCGCACTGGAAAGAGATCAGCGGTTATCTGCTGCCGCGCTCGGGACGTTTCTTCACCGAGGATCGCAATCGCGGCGAGAAGAAGCACAACACCATCTACGACAACACCGGCACGCGCGCCTTGCGGGTGCTGGCCGCCGGCATGATGGCCGGCATGACCAGCCCGGCGCGGCCCTGGTTCCGGCTGACGACATCGGTACCGGAGCTGGACGAGTCGGCGGCGGTCAAGGCTTGGCTCGCGGATACCACGCGCTTGATGCAGATGGTGTTCGCCAAGTCCAACACCTATCGCGCGTTGCATTCGATGTACGAGGAACTCGGCGCCTTCGGTACGGCATCCAGCATCGTGCTGGCGGATTTCGATAGCGTGATCCACCACTACACGCTCACGGTGGGCGAGTACGCCGTGGCGGCCAACAGCCGGGGGCGGGTGGATACGCTGTATCGCGAATGCCAGATGACCGTCGGCCAGATGGTGCGCGAGTTCGGCAAGGAACAATGCAGCCTCTCGGTGCAGAACATGTACAACACGGGCACGCTGGACAAGTGGATCACGGTGCTGCACGTCATCGAGCCGCGCGCCGATCGCGAGCCGGGCAAGCGCGATGCGAAGAACATGGCGTGGAAGTCGATCTATTTCGAACCCGGCGGCGACAAGGAACGCACCTTGCGCGAATCCGGGTTCAAGGCCTTTCCCGGGCTGTGTCCGCGCTGGGCGCTGGCTGGCGGCGACATCTACGGTAACAGCCCGGCGATGGAAGCGCTGGGCGACATCAAGCAACTGCAACACGAGCAATTGCGCAAGGCGAATGGCATCGACTACCAGACTAAGCCGCCCTTGCAGGCGCCGTCGTCGCTGAAAAGCCACGATCTGGACATGCTCCCCGGCGGTATCAGCTTTGTCGATGTGGCGCAGCCCAATGGCGGCATCCGCACGGCCTTCGAGGCCAGGATTGATCTGTCGCACCTGCTGGAGGATATCCGCGACGTGCGCGAGCGCATCAAGGGCAGCTTCTACGCCGACCTGTTCCTGATGCTGGCCAACGGCAGCAACCCGCAGATGACCGCGACCGAAGTCGCCGAGCGCCACGAGGAGAAGCTCCTGATGCTGGGGCCGGTGCTGGAGCGCATGCACAACGAGATTCTCGACCCACTGATCGAAATGACCTTCGCGCGCATGGTCGAGGCCGGCATCGTGCCGCCACCGCCCGAGGAGTTGCAGGGCATGGAGCTCAACGTCGAGTTCGTCTCCATGCTGGCGCAGGCGCAGCGCGCGATTGCCACCAACTCGGTGGATCGCTTCGTCGGCAGCCTGGGCGTGGTGGCGGGGTTGAAGCCGGAGGTACTCGACAAGCTCGACGGCGACCGCTGGGCGGATTCGTATGCCGACATGCTGGGCATCGATCCGGAGTTGATCGTCCCCGGCGAGCGCGTGGCCCTGATCCGCCGGCAGCGGGCCGAAGCCGCCCAGGCCCAGCAACAGGCGGCATTGCTCAACCAGGGCGCGGATACCGCGGCGAAGCTGGGCAGCGTGGACACCAGCAAGCAAAGCGCCTTGACCGATGTCACGCGCGCCTTCAGCGGCTACACCTGACGCCGGGGTGCACGTACCTCGCAGGTGCGCGCCTAGATTGCGCCCATGAGCGATCACGACCCGACCGACATTCAGAGCCAGGAGCGCGCCAAGGCCAACGCCGATCTGCGCGCCAAGCTGGCGAAGGATACCGAGGAGGCCGATTTCAGGTGGCTCATGGGCAGCAAGCGGGGGCGCCGCATCGTGTGGCGTCTTCTGGATCGTGCCGGGGTGTTCCGGCTGTCGTTCAACACCAACGCGATGGCGATGTCCTTCGCGGAGGGAAACAAGAACGAAGGCCTGCGCACGCTGACGCAGATTCACACGCTCTGCCCGGAGCTCTATCCCGTAATGGTGAAGGAACAGATCCATGACCACCGAAACTCAGACGACGGCCGCCGCAACGACCACTGAAGGCGCGTCCGCTTCCGATCCGGCCTCCCCGGCTCCCGCTACTGGTGCGGGCGAGGGCGGCCAACAGCAGCAGTCGACCGAAGGGCAGGGTACCCAAGGCAGCGAAGAAAAAGCGGCCGAGGGCACCAAGACCGAAGGCGCTCCGGAAACGAAGCCGGAAGGCGCCCCCGAGAGCTACGCCTTCACGGCGCCCGAGGGGGTCCAGTTCGACGCCACGGTGATCGGTGCGTTTGCTGAAGTCGCCAAGGACTTGAACCTGCCGCAGGACCAGGCGCAAAAGGTACTCGACAAGGTGGCTCCGGTGATTGCCGCGCGGCAGAGCGAGCAGTTGCAGGCCGCGCGCACCGCCTGGGCCGAAGCCACGAAGACCGACAAGGAATTCGGTGGCGAGAAGCTGGCCGAGAACCTGGGCGCGGCGAACAAGGCGATGGAAACCTTCGGCACGCCTGAATTTAAACAGCTACTGGATCTATCCGGCTTTGGCGACCATCCGGAGGTAATCCGGGTATTTCATCGCATCAGCAAGGCCATCAGTGAAGACCGCTTTGTCGGCGGTCAGGGCGGCGGCGCCAAACCGGCCGACGCCCGTTCGTTTTATCCCAACAGCAACATGAACTAAGGAGATGCAAATGAAACACTTGACGAACCACACGGTGCAAATGGTGCTGTTCGCCCTCGGGGTGGCGGCGATGGCCATTCTTGGTCACCTTCCCGCCGATACGGCGATGGGAGTCATGCTGATCGGCAGTACGCTGGCCGCGACGCATCCGACGCTGCTTGATCTCAAGTCGCGCCTCGAACCGAACGGGCAGGTCGCCCAGGTCATCGAGATGCTGCACCAGACCAACGAGATTCTTGATGATGCGGTCTGGATCGAAGCCAACGAACTGACCGGGCACACGACCAGCGTCCGCACCGGTATTCCCGAGCCGACCTGGCGCAAGCTCTATGGCGGTGTCCAGCCGTCCAAGAGCACCAGCGTCAAGGTGCGCGAAGGCCTGGGCATGCTGGAGAACTACGCCGAAGTCGATAAGGCGCTGGCCGACCTCAACGGCAACAGCGCGGCGTGGCGCCTCTCCGAGGAGAGCGCGATTGTCGAGGGCTTCGGCCAGAAGCTCGCCCGCTACATGGTCTATGGCAACGAGGCGACCGAGCCGGAAGGCTTCACCGGTCTGGCGCCGCGATTCAACGATCAGGCGGCGGTCAACGGGGAAAACATCCTGACCTCGGCAGCGACGCCCGACAACAGCGACAACACCTCGCTATGGGTCGTCGGCTGGGGCCCGAACACGGTTCACATGATCTACCCCAAGGGCTCTCAGGCCGGCTTGAAGATCAGCGACAAGGGGCAGGTCACCATTGAGAACGTCGATGGCGCCGGCGGCCGCATGGAAGCCTACCGCACGCATTACAAGTGGGACGCGGGGATGGTCGTGCGCGACTGGCGTTTTGTCGTGCGGGTCAATTTCGACCTAGAAGACATAGTCGCCAGCGGCGCCACCGGACCGGTGCTGCGCGATCTGCTGGCGAAGGCGATGCGGCGCATTCCCAACCTGAACCTGTGCCGTCCCGCGATCTACATGAACCGGGACGCGCTGGACGCCTTCGATCTGCAAATGAACCGCGATCCGCTGTTGCAGTTCAAGACGCAGGAAGAGGCGCAGGGCAAGTTCGTGACGCGCTTCCGTGGCGTGCCGATCCGCCGCGTCGACCAGATCCTCAGCACCGAGGCCGGCATCTAACCCCACGGCCCGGGCACCGCCCGGGCCATCTCAGGAGAACCATCATGATCCTTGACGAACGCAACGAATTTTGCGATGCCGCCTCGGCGGTGCTGAATATTGGCAACGCCCTGATCGGCGATGTCATCGACCTCAAGTCGCCGACCACGAACCCCAACACCACCGTCAGCCTGGAAGGCTCCGATGTCTATCTGGTCATCCAGGTCGACACGACCTTCGTCGGCGCGACGAGCACCACGAAATTCGAGCTGTGCAGCGACAGCACCGCCGACCTCGCCACCAGCAAGACGGTGCATTTCGCGACGGATGCGATCCCGGTGGCGTCGCTGGTGGCAGGTTATCTGGTTGCTTGCGTGAAGCTGCCGCACGGCGCCTACGAGCGCTACCTCGGTCTTTGGCAGACGGTCGCCACGGCAAACGTGACGGCAGGCAAGATCAATGCCTTCCTGACCAGCGATCCGGCCATCTGGCGTGCCTACGCCGATAACGTCGCGTAAGGGGTGACGCCATGGCCGAGAAAGCTAGCACCGTGATTCTGGTCGCTGTTGAGCGCGGTTTCCGTAACGGGCGGATGGTTGAGCCCGGAACGGAATTCCCCTTTTCGCTGATCGATGCCGAGGGCAAGGAAAGGAAGCCGCCGAAGTGGGCGGTGCCGAAGGGCGATGCGCAAGCCGCTGCGAAACGCCAGCCGCCGAAGGGCGGCGATCTGCGGCCGGCGGATGCGCAAGCCGCGGCGAAGGGAAAGCGGGACGCCCTGTCGGAAAACCTCGTTTAGACCTGACCGCGCCGTCGTTGGGCAACACCACGCGGGGGCTTCGGCCCCCGTTTTTTCAAGGGAGGGTATCGCATGACCGCCGACGTGGTTCAGTATGACGACGATCTCGTCAACCCGCACAACCGCTATGGATGGCGCGACCTGGAAGGGCCTATCACCGTGCCCTCGGCGGGCGCCAACCGGCCGACGCTGACGGCCTACCTTGATGATATCGAGGACTACGCGTTTGCCGCCAACGATCACTACGGGCCGCTGAAGTTTCACATTCCGCACGACTACGCGCGCGGTACCGATCTGTTCATCCATGCGCATTGGTCGCACAACGGCACCAACATCAGCGGCGCGCTGGTCGCGAATTACAACTTCGTGTATGCCAAAGGCCACAACCAGGCAAATTTCGGCCCGAACCAGAAGACGCTGGTGCAGACCGTTGCCAACCTGAGCATCGCCAACACGCCAGCGCTGCGTCATCGGATCGATGAGATCCAGTTGTCGACGAAAGGCGGTGGCGCCACGCTGATGGATACCGACGCCATCGAGGTGGATGGTCTGATCCTCGTGCATTTCGATGTGACCACCATTCCGGCGATCACCGGCGGCGCGGCAAAGCCCTTTATCCACTACGTCGATATCCATTATCAATCCGACCGCTTCGCCACGCGGCGACGGGCGCCTGATTTCTATTCGGAGTAGCCATGGCCGCTGATGTCGATATCTGCAATCTGGCACTCGCCCGCCTGGGCGATGCCGCCACGGTGACCAGCATTGACCCGCCCGAGGGCTCGGCGCAGGCCGAGCACTGCGCGCGCTTCTACCCGGTCGCCCGCGACGCAATGCTGGAAATGCACGCCTGGAAGTTCGCCACGCGGCGCGTGTTGCTGGCGCAACTGGCGACCGATACCTGGAATTGGTCGTATGCCTACGCTCAGCCCAGCGAAGCCCTGAAGCTCCTGGCGGTGATCCCGGCGACGGCCGCCAACGACGCCGAGAGCAAGGATTACGAGGCCGAGACGACGGCGGACGGGGCGCCCATCATCCTCACCAACCAGGAGGACGCCAGCCTGCGCTTCATCGCGCGGGTGACCGATTCCGAAGCCTTCTCGCCGTTGTTCGTCGATGCGCTGGGCTGGCTCTTGGCCTCCTACCTCGCCGGCCCGGTGCTGAAGGGCGAGGAGGGGGCGAAGATGGCGCGCGCCTGCCTGCAGAACTTCGCGGTGACGGTGTCGAACGCGAAGATTTCGGACGCCAACCAGCGCCGGGTACGGCCCGAACACACGCCGGCCTGGATGGCGGGGCGCTAGACCATGGCCGGCGTGCGCAATCTGCAGCGATCGTTCTCCGGTGGCGAGATCAGTCCGGAGATGTTCGGCCGGCTCGACGATGCCAAGTACCAGTCCGGGCTGGCGCGCTGCCGCAACTTCATCGTCAAGCCTCAAGGCCCGGCCGAGAACCGCGCCGGGCTGCAGTTCGTGCGCGCGACCAAGGATTCGCCCCAGCCTTCGCGCCTGATCCCCTTCACATACTCGACGACACAGACCATGGTCATCGAACTGGGTGCGGGCTACTTCCGCTTCCACACGCTGGGCGCGACGCTGATGAACGGCAACGCGCCCTACGAGATCCCCAATCCCTACGCCGCCGCCGATCTGTTTGACATCCACTACGTGCAGTCGGCCGACGTGCTGACGCTGGTGCACCCGAACCACGCGCCGCGCGAGTTGCGCCGTCTGGCGGCAACCAACTGGCAGTTGTCGATCGTCTCGTTCGCGGCCTCGATTGCGCCCCCGGGCGGCAAGCCGACGCTGGCGGCCGCCGGGCACACCGCCACCAAATACACCTATTCCTATGCCGTGACCTCCATCGACGCGGCCGGGACCGGTGAATCCGCCGCCTCCTTGTCCGAGAGCGTGGGCGGCAACCTGTTCGAAACCGGCGCCACGGTGACCGTGTCCTGGGTGCATGTTCCCGGCGCATCGCGCTACAACGTCTACAAGATGCAGGGTGGCCTGTACGGTTACATCGGGCAGACCACGGGCACCGCGCTGGTGGATGACAACATCGCCCCCGACCTGTCGCGCACGCCACCGATTCACGATACGGTATTCAATACCACGGGCGAGTATCCCGGCGCGGTGTCCTACTTCGAACAGCGGCGCTGCCTTGCCGGCACGACGGCCAAGCCGGCGAACATCTGGATGACCAAGTCGGGCACCGAATCGAACATGAGCTATTCGCTGCCGATCAAGGATGACGACCGCATCGCCTTCCGGGTGGCGGCGCGCGAGGCCAACACGATCCGCCATATCGTGCCGCTGACGCAGTTGCTGCTGCTGACCTCGTCGGCCGAATGGCGGGTGACCTCGGTCAATTCCGACGCCATCACGCCGACCACGATCAGCGTGCGGCCGCAGTCCTACGTCGGCGCCTCGAATGTGCAGCCGGCGATCATCAACAACACCCTGATCTATGGCGCCGCGCGCGGCGGCCACGTGCGCGAACTGGCCTACAACTGGCAGGCCAATGGCTTCATTACCGGTGACCTCAGCCTGCGCGCGGCGCATCTGTTCGATACCTTCGACATCGTCGACATGGCCTACGCCAAGGCGCCGCTGCCCATCGTCTGGTTCGTCTCGTCGTCGGGCAAGCTGCTGGGCCTAACCTATGTACCCGAGCAGCAGATCGGCGCCTGGCACTGGCACGATACCGATGGCGCGTTCGAGTCCTGCGCCGTGGTGGCCGAGGGGGGCGAGGACGTGCTGTATTGCGTGGTCCGCCGCCAGATCAACGGCCAGAGCGTGCGCTACATCGAACGGCTGGCCTCGCGCCAATTCACCGATCTGACGCAGGCCTTCTTTGTCGATTGCGGCGCCACGTACTCGGGCGCGCCAGCGGACACCATCAGCGGGCTGGGGCATCTGGAAGGCAAGACCGTGAACATCCTCGCCGATGGTTGCGTGCATCCGCAGCAGGTGGTCAGCGGCGGCGCGGTGCGGCTGGAAGTCGAGGCAAGCGTGGTGCATGTCGGCCTGCCGATCGAGGCCGATCTGGAAACCCTGCCGCTGGCGGTGCAGTTGCAGGACGGCGGCTTCGGCCAGGGCCGGTTCAAGAACGTGAACAAGGTCTGGCTGCGGGTGTATCGCTCGTCGGGGATCTTCGTCGGACCGTCCGCCGCCGAACTGAAGGCCGCCCGGCCGCGCACGACGGAGCCCTACGGCACGCCACCGGTACTGCGCAGCGAGGAAATCGAAATCACGCTGACGCCCAGTTGGGGCGCCAGTGGCCAGGTGTTCCTGCGCCAGTCGGATCCGCTGCCGCTGACCGTGGTCAGCGCGACGGCGGAAATCGCGCTGGGCGGGTAAGAGGAGGGCGACAGCCATGGGATTTTCATCCAGCCAACTTGCATCCGCTTCGCTGATCGGCCAGATCGGCGGCGCGGCGACGTCCGCCATTGGCGGTTACTACGGCGCGGCGACGCAGCGCGCCACCTTGCGCGGCCAGGCGGCCATCGCCGAGAGCAACGCGCGTCTGGCCGAGATGGGCGCGCAATCCGTGCTCCTGCAGGGCCAGCAGCAAGTCGGCGCGCTGACGCTGAAGGCCGGACAGCTCAAGAGCCGGCAGCGGGTCGCGCTCGCCGCCAACGGTGTCGATCTGGGCGTCGGCAACGCCGCCGAGTTGCAGGCCTCGACCGACATCATGACGGAGATCGACAAGCACACGCTGGAGGCCAATGCGATGCGCTCGGCCTGGGGGCTGCGTACCGAGGCGATGAACTTCCAGAACGAGGCCCTGACCCGGCGCGCGACGGCGGACGCGATGAATCCCGGCATGGCGGCGGCATCATCGCTCCTGGGTAGCGCGGGCAGCGTGGCGTCGTCGTGGTACGCATTCAACAAGGGCGGTAGCAACACTCCGCAAGCCACGCCCGGCTATTCCTACTACGGTCTCTGATCGATCATGCCAACCGTTCCGACCTACGACAACTTTCAGGCGACGCCCAACACCCTGCCCCAGGCGCGCGCCAGCCTGCCGACGATGCCCGATGTGGCGGGGCAGCAGGCGCGCGAGATGGGGCAGGGGCTGCAGCGGGTGGGCTCTGTCCTGGCGCAGGCGGCCGCCGACGAGATCGCCAGCGTCGATAACGCGCGCATCCAGGAGCAGTATTCGCTGCTGAGCAAGGCCGCCAACGAGAGCCTGTACGGCGAGGCCGGCGTGATGCAGTTGCAAGGCAAGCAGGCGGCCGGCGCGGCGGTGAAGTGGAACGGGGATTTCGACAAGATCGCCGGCCAGTTGTCGGAGGGACTGATACCGCGCCAGCGCGAGAAGTTCACCGCGCTGGTGGAATCTACCCGGCGCGGCATGTACAACAACGTGTTGCGCCACGAGGCGACGCAGGCCAGGCTTTACAAGGACGAGGCCTACAAGGCACTGCTGGCCGGCGGGCTGGAAACGGTGGGGCTCAACTACCGCGACGGCGACATGTTCGCCTTGCAGCACGACATCGCGCGCCAGGCGATGCTGCAACGCCCGGAGTATCAACGTGCCGATGCGAAAGGGCGCGAGATTCAGGACGCCGAGCTGCGCGGCTCGTTCCATGCGCAAGTGGTGAATGCCGCGCTGGCGGACAACAATACCGAGTTCGCCGACGCCTGGTACAAGGCCAACCGCGACAACATCCCGCTGGAACAGCGCGGGGTTCTAGAGAAACACCTGAAGCCGGCGACCGACTTCGCGGCGGGCAAGCAGTTGGCGCTGACGGCGATGGAGCGCATCGCCAAGGGCGAGCCCCCGGCGGCGGTCGAGCGCGAGCTGGCGGAGAAGGCCGCGACTCCGCAGGCGTGGAACATCGCGCAGGGCATGCTGCGCGAACAACAGGATGCGGCGCAGCGGCAGGCCGCGCAGGCCAGCGGGGCGATGCTCGAACGTTTCGAACTGGCCCCCTCGCACAAGACGCTGAACGCCCTGCTCGGGGATCGCGCTTTCCAGGCGCTGGAGCCGGAGACGCGCGGCAACCTGGTCAAGTACATGCGCGCCGAGCTGGAGCAGGCCGACGACAGGGCGCGGGCGCGGCGCAATGATCAGTTCCGCTCGCCGGAGGCGTTCCAGACCTTTCTGGATACGCTGGAGTCGCCGCAATTCGGCGCGCTGTCGCGGCAGGAGATTTACAACCTGCGTCCGGTGATCGGGCCGGAACTGACGACCAAGCTGCTCGGCGAGCACAAGGCGGTGCAGGGGCAGGCCGGCCGGTTCCAGATCGACAGGAAACTGATCGACGACGCGATTCCGAAAGCCTTGCTCGCCAAGGGCAACCAGGACAAGGAAAACCATTTCCGGGGCATCGTCGCCGCCTCCCTGATTGACTGGAAGGCGCGCAACCCCGGGAAGACGCCGACACCGGACGAGCAGATGGAAATCATCGGCGGCGCCAGCCGGGAGTATGTCGTCGCCGGACGCCTGTGGGGCACCAACACGGTGAAAGCCTACGAACTCAAACCGATGCCGGATGACTTCCGCCAGCAGGCGATTTCCGCCCACCGGCAGCGCGGTTTGCCACCGCCGACGCAAGCCGAGCTGATGCGCTTGTGGTCGCAACAAAAGGACGCCCGCTGATGACTTATGACTTTTCCAGTCTCGACGCGCCGGACGCCGCGACACGGAAACCGAACGCGGCGCCACGATATGACTTCTCCAGTCTGGACAGCCGGGCCGACGATGCCGGTTACATCGGCCGTCACGCGGCTCTGTTCGGCGCCCCGGATGCCGTCGATCGCCAGCGCGTCGCGCTGGATCTGAAGCAGAAACTCGGCGAGGACATCGCGCCGTCCGTGGTGAATGTCGCGCACGACAAGCGCCGTTTGCTGGCCGCCGAGATGGATCATGCCTTCCGCGCCTCGCCCACGCTGCAGCGTATCGCTTTCGACGATCCGGACTATGCGGCGTTGTTGTCGGCGCAGGAAGCGCAGCGCTTGTCCGGCCTCGACGAGACGTTATCGGCGCTTGGACGCCGGCTGGTGAATTTGCCGAGAGATGCCGGCGTTGCGGCCCTCAAAGGCGCGATGGGCCTGCCACAGGCGTTTGTCGGCCTGGCGGACATTCCGACGTTCGGTTACGCAGGGAAGGCGCTAGATACCGTCGGGGTTGATTTCAACGCGGCACAAAAGATTGCGTCCGGTTTCTACTCCGAGGAACAGCAAGCGGCGAACCGGCGGGTACAGCAGGTGGATGGGTTTGTCGAGACGCTAGGCGAGGCGCTACGGAATCCCAGCACGATTGCCGCGACCGTGGGCGAGTCGGCCCCGCAATTCCTTGGTGGAGCGGCAATCGCCCGCAAGCTACTGGGCGTCGGCGCGAGTGCGGTCGGGGCAGGCTTGTCCGGCCCGACGTTGCCGGGCTTGTTGGCTCGGCGCTTCGGCGCCAGCGCGCCACTGATCGCCGGGGCAGCAGGGGAAGGCATCATCGGTGCCGGCAGTGCCGCCGAAAGTATCCGTGGTGACACGCTCGACAATACGCTGTCGCTCAAGCAAGTGGCGGCGTCTGTCGCCAGTGGGGTGGGAACGGGCGTCTTCGGGCTGGTGGGCGGTAAATTGGCGCAGAAGCTCGGCATCAACGATATCGAGACGGCGCTAGCCAGCGGGCAGTTGACGCCAATCGCGGTACGCAAGGGGCTGGCGAGATCGCTAGCGGAAGCCGGATTTTCCGAGGGAGTACTCGAGGAGCTTCCTCAATCCGCGCAAGAGCAGGTATGGCAAAACTTCGCGCTGGATCGACCGCTATGGGATGGGGTCGGGAATGCCGCGGCGATGGGTCTGCTGGCTGGGGCGGCGACCGGTGGTGGCGTTCACGGTATTGCGGAGTTCAGTGGTTTTGGCGCGCGCCAACGCCATGCCGAAAGCCGCGCCCTGTTCGATGCCCTGCACGATGCGGGCAGCAACTCTGAGTTGCGCCGCGAACTGCCGGAGAAGTACCGCGAATTCGTCGCCAAGGCCACCGCCGACGGTCCGGTCGAAAACGTCTTCATCCCCGCCGATCGCTTCGTGACCTACTTCCAGGCAGCCGGAATCGATCCGGCGCGGGCAGCCCAAGACCTCAACGCCGGCAACTATGCCGAGGCGGTACAGGCGGGCAGCGATGTCATGATCCCCACGGCGGACTTCGCTACGCTGATCGCCGGCACGGACCACTACGCCGGATTGATCGACGACATCCGCCTGCACCAGGGCGACCTCACCGCGCGCGAGCTGGCCATCGAGGAGGCCAACCGCGAAGCGTCCGAGGCGCGCTTGAAGGAGCAGATCGACCAACTGGCGGCGGAAGGGCAGAAGGCGCAGGGCTTGAACGCGGCCATCGACAGGATCGTGACCGATGTCGAAGGCCAGTTGATCGGCTCCGGTGTCGAGCGTTCCGCCGCGCGCACCCAGGCGCAGGTACTGCGCGGCGTGGCGGTGCTGGCGGAACGGGCGTTCCCCGGGCAGGACGTGGTGCGGTCCGCCGAAACGCTGTGGGCGAAGTACGGCCTCACGGTGCGGCGCGATCTGCCGGCGGTGCTGACCCAGATCAAGGACGCGAATCTCGACGTCGACCCCTTGCTTGACATGCTGCGCGCGGCCGGCGGGCCGACCGATGCGCAGACCTTCGGCCAGAGCCTGGTGTCCTTCCTGCGCGCCATCGGCGGCGTGCAGCCGGTGGGTGAGACGCTGGACATGGAGAAAGCGCGCGGCCGGCCGGGCGAGCGGCGCCTGATCGCCGAGTATGGCCTGTCGCTCGACGATTCGGCGCAACGGGCGGCGGAGGCCGGATACTTCAATCCCGACGAGAACGGCAAGATCAGCGAAACCGCGCTGATCGAGGCGATCCGCGCCGAGCTGGAAGGCTCGCCGCTGTATTCGGTGTTCCAGACCGACGAACGACTGATGGGCCAGCAGCAGTTGCTGGCATCGCTGAATCAGGCGGTGAAGGATGCCGGGATCGATTTGAACGCCGTCACGGACAACGCCGAGGTGCGACGCCGGCTGGAGCAGGCGGGGCCGGTGGCGGGGGCGCGGTTCGAACAGGCTGGCCAGCATACCCAAAATCCGTTGCGCGATTGGCAGTCCGCGCTTGCCCAAGCAGAACAGCGCGGGCTCGACTATGTTACGAAGCTCGCCACGCCTACCGTGCTGCGCGAGATGGGCATCAAGCAGGGGGCGCTGGAACTGCCAGTTCGGTACCTGCTGACGATTCGCAAGGATCATCCCGACGTGCCTACGGATGTATTCATGAACCTGCCGGCGCTGCTGGCCGATCCGCTGTTTGTTCTGCCGCATAAGGACGGCGGAATGAACGTGATCATCGACGCCAGTACTGAATCCGGATCGCCGATTGTCGTCGGGATTCGTGATGGGAGGATTCGCACGATTTCACCGATTGACCCCGACGACGTCGACTCCTCGGCGGATCGCTTGATGAAGTGGTGGCGTGGCGCGCAGCGTCAGTCCGGAGCAAGGTTCTACGCCAGAAACGTTGAAGCCCCGGCCGTGGCGGGGGCTTCGGCTGGTGGCAGCTCCGGGACTCATCCCCTTGCGCTGTTTGTTCCACCTAGCAAGCGCAGTCTAGTAACACGGGAAATGCTTGTCAAGCGCCACGGCTCGACTTTCTACCAAGGCGACACCCCGCGCGGCTATCTCCAAATCGGCGGCGACCGCCAGATGCGGATCGGGCTGACCGAGCGCGCGAATCTCTCCACCTTCCTGCATGAAACCGGGCATTTCTACCTCGAGATGCTGGGCGATCTGGCCGAGATGGACGGGGTCGACCAGCAGATCAAGGATGACTATGCGGCCATCCTGCAATGGCTCGGCGTCGCGTCGCGCGAGCAAATCGAAACCAAACATCACGAGCTGTTCGCCCGCGCCAACGAGGCCTACCTTATGGAAGGCCATGCGCCGGCCCCCGGGCTGCAAGGCGCGTTTCAGCGCTTCCGGGCGTGGCTCACCGCGATCTACCGCAAGATCGAGGCGCTGGACGTTGCCTTGTCCGACGAGGTGCGCGATGTGTTCGACCGCATCTATGCCACCGATCAGGAGATCCTCGCGGCGCAGGATCAGGTCACCGTCAAGCCGCTGTTTCTCGATGCCCATACCGCCGGCATGAGCGATGCGGAATTTGCCGCCTACGCCGCCGAAGTCGGCGAGGTGTCGGCCACGGCGCGGGAACAGTTGCTGACCAAGCTGATGCGCGAATACCAGCGCGGCAAGGAACAGTGGTGGAAGGACGAGCGCGCCAGAGTAGTTGTCGAAGTGGCCGCCGAGGTTGATGCCCAGCCGGTCTATCGGGCGTTTGCCGCGCTGACCTCGGGCACGCTGGACGACGGTACGCCGATCAAGCTCGATCGCGACGACTTGCACCGGCGTTACGGCGGTGACTTCACCAAGAACCTGCCGCGCAACATGCAGCGGGTCTATGCCGTCGCCGGTGGCATGGACACCGACACCGCCGCCGAGATGCTGGGCTTCCCGTCGGGCGACGATCTGATCAAGGCGTTGGCGTCGATGCGTCCGCGCAAGGCGCTGATCGAGGCGGAGACCGACGCGCGCATGCGCGAGCGTCATGGCGACCTGATGACCGATGGCGGTATCGAGCAGCAGGCGCAGGCCGCGCTACACAACGACCGCCGCGCCGATGTGCTGATGGTGGAATTGCGCGCCCTGCGTCGTCGCCAGCGCGACGTGGCGCCCTTTGTTCAGGCGGAACGGGACAAGGCACGGGGCGCGGCCGCCGCGACCCGCCACGCCTTCGACGGCGTACCCTCGGCGCAGGCCTTCCGCCGCGCGGCGCAGGGCATGATCGAGCAGACGGCGGTGCGCGATCTCAACCCTCACCAGTATCTGCTGGCAGGCCGGCGCGCGGCCAAGGAGACCGAGGCGGCACTGGCGCGGCAGGACGCAGCGGCAGCGGCAGCAGCGAAGCAACGCGAGTTGCTGAATCATTACCTCTATCTGGAGGCCGGGAAGGCGCAGGCCGAGGCGCGGAAGATCGCCGAGCATGCCAAGGGCTTCGCCTCGGCATCGCGCCGGCAGGCGCTGGGCAAGGCTGGAGGGGACTATCTCGCACAGATCGACGCGCTGCTGGAGCAGTTCGAGTTCCAGGCGGTCAGCCTCAAGACCATGGACCGGCGGCAATCGTTGCGCGAGTTCGTCGCCGCCAAGGAGGCCGAGGGCGAGGCGATCCTGATCCCGGCGGCACTGATCGAGGATGCCCAGGTGCGCAACTGGCGACAGGCCAGCATGCTGGAACTGCGCGGTCTGCACGATGCGCTGCGCAATCTGGCGCATCTGGCCAGCTTCAAGAACAAGCTGCTGCGGAAGAAGGCGGCACACGATTTTGCTGTTGTGCGTGGCGAACTGCTGGCGGCGCTGGAGGGCAGCTATTCCGGCTCGACCGGCGAGGCCGGTAAGCTCAACGACAAGAGCGACACGCTGGCGGCGAAGGGCGCGGCACTGTGGCGCCAGTTCGATGCGTCGCTGATCAAGGTCGAGCAGCTGGTCGAATGGATGGACGGCGGCCAGCCCAACGGCCCGTGGGCGCGCTATTTCTTCGACCTCGCCGACGATGCCCAAACGCGGGAATACGATCTGCACGCCCAGATCACCAAGCAACTGCAGGCCGTGGCCGAGGGAATGCCGGCGGCGTGGCGCGGCGCCCTGTTGGACAAGACCGGGATTCGTTTGCCGGGGATCGATGGGCCGCTGTCGCGCTACGATCTGATTTCGCTGGCGCTCAATGTCGGCAACGAATCGAACT